GGAATCAAATGATACCATGATTGAGAAGTTCTCATCAGGACTTCCCTTGGTCATCACTTGCGGATTGGGATTGCCAGTCACTTGGAAGAACACTTCATCTGGTCCCATGCGCTGATACAGCTTCCATGCCATCGTGAGAACGTCTTTCACATGCTCAAGGAACTTGCCTACATAGTATTGCTGCCGCGCTGCCGATAGCGGATTTGTGAGGTCAAGCCCCACGGCGCGGTCTGCTTGCGCTCGCATTGACATCTCGCTTTCCACGGAACCATTGTCGGCAGGGGGGATAGGACCGAAGGTGATTTCGCCTAGGCGACGATAGCCAACTCGACGACCTGGACCCCAATCCGCTGGAGGACGACCAGCAGGGTGCATGAGCGGAGGAAGCGTAGCCAATGACGCACGGTCAATACGGCTGTCACGCTCAGTCTTAATTTGCATTTGCGGACCACGGAGAATGTCAGAGAATGTCTGCACCTCATACATGCGCTTCTGGTCATTTGCTAAGCGAGTCACCACGAATGGATAGTCGTCGTAGCCATTCAGCAATTCATGCTTGGCATAGCCATCAGTCTGCGGATGGAACACTGTGCAATAGATACCCTCGGAGCCATCTTCTTCGTCGATCAATCGTTGGTATGCGTAAACAACCATCACAAGATCATTGTCGTCTGTGATCGGCAAGCGAGTCTGAGTCTTCACTTTCTCGCCATCGAGATACATGGAATCTTTCCCGCGCAGGGTTTCGATTGCATTGTCCACCCACTTGCGATCCCATCCTTCGCTTGTCACCTTCTTCTCTAGCTCTTGAGCCGTGAGGAATGTTCGCCAGAACATGTATGGTGCGCGTTGCGGATCGGAGATGTATGGGGGGAAAAGAACTTCACCATCGGGAGCGCAAGCATAGGCGACTGGACAATCAACTGTTTGGCGAGATAAAGGAACCTCAGCCGCGCCTAGATTGCGCAGGTCTTTGATTGCTTTCTTCGCTCGCTTGACGGAAAGGTCAGGGAATGACTCTTGGATTAAGTCGATAAGCATTTGGTCGTCTTGCTCGCTAAGGATCATCTCTGCAAGGTCAGGCGACGCTTGGGCAATTTCTTCTAGGCTTACGCTTTGGAGGTATGTGCGCTTCTCGCGCTTCCAACCAACGTAGGTGACCATGATGCCTTTTTCCATCAGGTAGTTGCCAGCAAGTTCCATCTGCCGCTTAAAGTCGGGAATGTAAGATGCTCGCATCCACTTCAGGAAGCTAGATACCACCGAGGCTTTAGGCATTGCCGCCATCGAGGTGGGAAACGCTTTGATGTGCGAGCGAGAAAGTGCTTGGTCAAACAGCGCGACATACATGTCGATGCGCTCGCCAACCACGTTCACTTCTTGGTCGGATGCACCTTGCCAAGGGAAAGCGTTCGCCCCGTTCTTGCGCAGGTCGTCTGACTTGCCATCCCAAATGTTGCGGCGGTCATTGTAGGAGCGCAAGCACGACTCAAAATAGTAATCCAAGTCAACGAGACAAGTATCGTAAGCATCAGCTAACGCCCCGATGTCAGGCTTCTTGTCCACATACACTAGGGACTCGTCTTCCATTTCTTGAATGTCGTTCATGCTAAATACTGGTAATAATCTTCGGGGTCAGAATGGACAAGAATAACATCAACTTCCTTTCCAAGCAAGCGTTTTGAGATGTTTGCTGGGCATTTAACATTGATGCTTAATCCATCAACTCTAGCCCTTGCCCATGAGGGATTCGGACATAATCCTGTGATCCTCACTCTTAAACGCTCGTTTGAAATGTCTTCGATGATGCTCGCGACAACCTTGGCTGGTCGCCCACGTTTCTTTGGTTTTTTTTCGTCTGCCATATTAGTAACCTCCACTTCCTTGAGTTGTAACAAAACTGACGGAATTGTCAACATGATCTATCCCTGAGATTGCTGCATAGCGAAGAACGTCGACAGGGTCTTTCCACGCTTCCTTCAATCCACCTTCGCCCGTGTATTCTGACAACGCTTGGATGATGTTCTCGCACTCGGAACTGACGTAGAAATGCGGACGATTGACGGAATCCAACGGCTTGGATGTATCCCATGCCATTTTCCCGATGAGAGCTTGCAAGCCATCGTCAATGTCGAGACCTGGAGCAGGGATGCATACCATGCCGATTTCGTTTAGGTCTTCGATGATGGACGATGATCCATCTTGCACTTGGTATTTCGCAGCACCTAGGCGCGGGTCGATTAGTCGCTCAAAGATTTCCTCCTCGCCTTCCATTTCTTGAATGAGATCGACGTAATCTCGGATGCCGTAGCCTTGACCTTTGGCACCCTCTCCAGGAACCCACTTGCCGCCTTTCCACTCTGCCCAGTCGCCAACGTCCACCCCAGGCCATTCGCGATACACCCACATCGTTCCAGTCTCGTCCACTGCAATCCAACACATGAACCAGTTCTTTGAGCCAGCAGGGTCGATGATATGGTATCTTGTGACGTTGTGCTTGGGGATTTTGTCTGGTTCGACTACGTTCACTACCTTGTTGAATTTCGGGAACTTGGTGGCGGCTGCTTTTGTGGGGATGCCATAAGCACGAATCAGGATTTCTTCCCTAGTTTTTCCTGCGAGAGTTTGCTTGATACGCTCATAACCACCAAAAGGGTTATCTTGCGAATGGAAGTAATGCACCGTCCCCTTGATGTTTTTACACTCAAGGATTGTCGGCACCATTTCACCACCAAGTAGTTCAGCCTCCCTGCTTTCCAATACTTTCGCGCCATCAAGATATTGCTTGATTAGCTCAGTGTAGCCAAAAATAGGCGTGAACGTAAGCATTAACTTGCTGTTTCTTGTGGCGAGACGAAACCGTAAAGTGTCAACTAGCTCAGGACCACCAAGCATCTCGTCGCACCATGCGCCAATGTTAAGCCATGTCGCCTCCTTAGATCCAAGCTCAGCACCTTCCAAGATTGTTTGGTTGTTGGCAAATGCAGCGTAGGTCTTGAATGAGATTCGTGATCCGTTTGGGAGAATCAAGGAGTTGTCAGTCCATCCGTTTTTCCTAGAGTAGGAAAGATAAGTGTTTTGACTTGTCTGCTTGCTCTTGAACTCTGCTGGCATCCAGTCGTAAACTGCTGCTTGTTGTTGTCGGATTGACACTTCAGCGTTTTGTGCAAAGCAGAAAATGTCAGAATTAGGGTTTTCGATTGCTGCTTTTACAACAAAGTAAGCTCCCACCTGCGTTTTCGATGACCGATTCCCGCCGCTAATAAGTGCTTCGTTGCGCGTTTCAAGGCATTTCTCTAGCTTACGCCAGTTCTCAAACTTCCACCCATATCGGAACGGGTCTTTAATGGAATTGCGGATAGCTTCTTCGCGAATCTGGTGCATCTCGATCAACTCCTCTGGAGTCATCAAGCAAATCTCCTCATCGGTCGGAACGGGGAGAACTGGGTGTTCTGTCCATTTTAGCATTTTGCAAACTCCCCTCTAAGTTCTTTGGCTTTCATCATGTAAGCATTAGCTGCTTCTTCCTTTGTTTTGAATCTTCCGATATTAACGCTCTTTCTGTCAATCATGATTTGCGCACGCCATTTATTTGTAGCTTTGCAAAAAACAACGCCCTTGATTCCAGAAGTGTTATTCTTGTTCTTTCCTCGATTGAACATGTTCTCGGACCGACTTGCAGGTCTTAAATTTGCAATCCTGTTGTCAGACTTGTTTTCATTGATATGGTCAATATCTCCAGAAGGCCAGCATCCGTGAGAAAAAGCCCACGCTAGTCGATGCGCGTAATACTGCGTTCCATTAATCCATATTGAAGTGTATCCACGCCAATTTGTGTTTCCAGCTATGTCTCCAACATTGCTTGTTTTTGTTTTTACTTTCCAAACAAAAACTCCAGACTCTGGATTGTAGTCCAAATATTTGAATATGCTATTGACATCAAGCAATTCTTCTGACTTATTTTTCTCAGCACTTTTCATACTCATTTATGTATCGTGTTAAAGCGTCAACTAGACCACGCATCTGGTTGACGCTTGTTTTTATCAAGAATCCTTCGAAACGTCAACAAATTCAACGTCGATTGCGCTTTCTTTTATCTTGCTTGCAATCCTAGCTTTTGCCTCAGAAATCATCCTTGCAGCATCATCAATGCTTGCACCCTTCCGATGCTCCACCACCGTAGTCGCCATGCCTGTAAGCTGGGCAGCTTTGTCCGTAAGCACACCCACCGTAATCGCTAACTTCTCAGGCGAGATTTTAGCAAGCGCATCAGGATCATCGAACAGCTGCTCCGCTCGCTCAAACAGCAAGTCGGTGTATTCCTGCGCGGCAATAGCATATCGCATCGAAAATTCCTTGCGCTTCGTTTCCAGCGTGTCGTTATGCCGCCATTCCAACGTGCGAATGGATGCTCGACTGATGCCAGTCTTCTTGGCAATGTCGGAAATCCTCGCGCCTTGAGCCAGCAAATGCAAAGCAAACGCCGCTTTGTGCGGGGCGTAATGCTCGATGCTATTGCGGGGGAAGTTCTTCGCACGTTCGCGCACCTCTAGAAACCATTCGCTCTTGTCCGATTGCTCGTCGTAATAGTTCTCTTTTAGCTTCTTGAGTTGTTCTTCGCTCATAAGTTTGCCTGTGTCGGCATGATTAGACGCTATTGTCCGCTCAAGTTCAAGCCTTCTTTTTCTTCAAATTCTCTAGCGGCTCTTACAAGCTCGGCAGAAAACTCAGAATCACTTGATGCTTGATGAGCCAATGAGGTCAAACCTTGTCTCGTTAGGAAGGCGTTTCTGAACATTCTATTGTAAGCATCATTAACGTCTCCAGGCAATGCGTTCTTAGCAAGTGCTTTCTTTAATCCGTGCTTTTCAGACCCTTTACCAAGCAAAGCGGCAAGGTATCGTCTTCTGATGGAGCCAGCAACTTGGCTCAACGGAAGAACCACTGTTGGACCAGATGGCGTAGTAATAGCTCGCGCCGAAACATTGTTTGCGGCAGCAGTCCTGATGGTGTTTCCTTCATAAACTTTTGCCAAATCAAACAAGTAATTGGCATCTTCTTCGCCTAGAACTGATTTAATTTTTTGCCCTAGCGGGGTTAGCCCAGTTCCAGGATTGTAGTCTTTTATTAATTGTTCAGCATCAAACAATGGTGTGTAAGGAGCCGCAACAGAAGGTTCTCCGCCAGGATAACGATTAAGGATGCTTCTTCTAAAATCGTCTTTGAAAAGATTCCTTGATTCTGGTGACAGCTTGCTTAGCTGCGCCATCGCAATCTCAACGTCCCTAATGGTTGCCTTGTCAGACAGTATTGAAGCAGACAAAACATCAGGATCAATGTTTTTGAAGTCGCCTTTTTTGGCTGCCTTAAAAATTTCAGACCTTACAAGATTTTCTTCCTGCCTCTCTAGTTGATTTCTCTTAATAATACCCTTAGCAACAGCGTCTCTTTCTTCCTTGCTTAGTGCTGACGACAATTGATTCAAGTCGGTAAGACTCATTTTTGGCAATTCGGCACCGCGAAGCAGTTTAAGTTGCTCGTTTAAGCTATCAAGGCTTCTTGCCACTTTGGGAGCGTCAGCACCGTAAAGCGCACCAAGCATATTTGCATCGTAATTCAAACGCGCTGTTCCTTTGCTGGGACTCATGCCGATATTGTCAAAATACTGCACTCGCATCATGTTTTGAAGTTTTTGAGCAACTTCTGCTTGAGCTGGATCTGATGCCTCTAGTTCTTTTGCCGCTTGCAATACTCTGTTGATTGTAAATGGCTCTTTCATAGCCGCATTGACAATAGCCCTCGGCGTTGTTGCTTGCTCCCCAGCAGCTTCTTTTAGAATAGCTCCTAGTGTATTTTTCTCAAAAGCTCCTCTTGCTCTCACTAGCTCGGATGCTTTTTGAAACTCGTCACCAAGGTTTTTCACCGTGCCGTCTGGCATGGCTGCGTTGTAATTGCTGTAAATCTCTCGACGTAACGCCGAAAGCTCAGAGGAAATCCCCGCACCAAAAACGTCTTTTGTCGTGCCTCCAACTGCACCACCATCAGGTCGCGCGTCGTTAAACGCCCGAATGAATTGGTCAAACTCATTGAAATTCAGCGGCTTGTTAATAGCATTAAGCTCTTGCAACTCACCGTCCATTTTTCTGATACGGCTTTCCAGTCTTGCTTTTTGTTGTGGATTAGTAACTTTTGCGGACATTTTCTTTAATCCGCTTAGTTTCCTGTCTAGCTCCTCAATAAGAAACGGCGCATCCGCTCTGCGCTCAAGCCTTTTCACCACTCCTTTGACTGCGGAGTCGTCAAACGCGCCAGAAGGGTTCACTTTTGTTTTGATTGCTGGCAGCTTATCTAAAAGCTCTGATGCTGTAATCTGGAATCCAGCATTGTCAGCAATTTCAGACAGTGCCGCATATTGATCGTTAGTAGCTTTGATTGCTTGGTCCTCGGCATTTTTTATCGTGTTCTGGAGGATGTTACCAAGCTCGTCAATGTTTGCTTTTGCAGGTGGTTGTAGCAATCTGTTAAGCGCACCTTCAACAACTCGCTCGTTTACATTATTTGCCTGTTTGATGCTATTGGTTAATGCCCTACGTTGCCCTTCAAGATTTACAGCAATGCCACTAAAATCATTTGGAGTAACAGGAGCCTTGCTTTTCCATGTGTCAAAAAGATTTCTTACGCTTTCTTGTGCTGAACGCATTGCGCTTGCTACACTTGATCTTGGGAATTCTCCAGCAAGCTCTTGACCAGCACGGAGACCCTGTGGTCCGAATTGCGCACCAGCAGGAACAGTCGATGGTGGCAAACCAAGATTTTTAACTGATTGTTGGTAAGCCTTGAAAAATTCATTGCTGAAATTGCCAGGCTTTCTAGCAGCGACAACAGATGCAGGAATAACATCGGTGGCAACTCCTAACCCAGCACCAATAACTGCTTCTATTCCACGCCTCTGAAGATTTTCACCAATGCTTCGAGGCATATCGAGAACCTCCCTTGTGATAACATCCGCAACAGTTCCTGCGGCAAGCCTTGCTCCCGCACCAGCAACAGTAGCTACCATGGGACTTTTTGTAAAACCAAGAGTTCCAAGGGTTGCAGCGGTTTCAATTGCTTGAACAGGTGCTTCAACAGCAAGCATACCTGCTGCCCCAGCAATACCTTTGTCGAGAGTTGTTAAAACCTTGCCATTTGCGTCTTTAACCAAAAACTCAGTATCCCCCCCAACAGTAATTGGGGTAATGTTTGCGTTTGGATAAGTCCGCTTAATGTATTCAAGCTCAGACTCAGGTGTCGGCAACGCACCAATCCCCCCTCTTACATTTGAAGGCATTTGCTCGGCGGCAGTTCCACCTGCTCCAACTGGGGCGTTGTAAAGTTCACCAATAATTTCGCGCTTCCTCGCCTCTTGGCTTTCTACACTAGGAACATTTGACATGTCAGGCATTGGCTGATTAGGCAATCCATACATGCCCATGTAGTTCGGAATCGGCAAAATAGTGGGTTGCCGCAACTCCTCTCCTAATTTTTGGATTTTCTCAAGTTTCGGTCTTTCCTCTTGAGCCATCAAATCAGAGTATTGCGCTTGAAGCATGTCTTCTCGATCCTTCATCGTGCGCAAGTCGCTCAATAAAGATTGAAAAGTTTCTTCGTCTCCAGCGGACTTCGCCTCACCAATCCTCCGATCAATTTCTTGATTGGTCTTGGTGATTTTTTTGAATTCGGCTTCGATCTCCGCTTTTTTTGCGCTAATTTCGCTCATTTGATGTTGTATTTCTCGTAAATGCTTTGTGATTCGCTTGCAGGAACAATTTTTGCTCGAAGCGTTCCATCAAGCGGATTTTGCTCCATAATTTTTGAAACTTCTGTTTGAATTTCAGCAGGAGATGCATTTTTTTCAAACATTTCTCGCACCTTGTCTCCAATTTTAACATCGCGCCTAGCCATGTTAATTTTGAATTGCAAGATTTTCTTGTTTCCTTCAACTGACTTACTGATGTTTGGAGCAAGAACCTCTGTGAAGTATTGCATCTCTCTGTCAGAGATGGCACCTTTGGTCATGTCGATAGCCTCCATTGCCAAATTGCCAACCAATGAATTAAATTGCTCCTCATTTGCTACATCTTTGCCCAAAATCCTTTTCGCTTCTGTTTTGTAGTTAGCAAAAGCACCAGTTTTTACCGCTTCGCTATCAAGAAGTTTGTAAGCGGCGTTCAGCGCAGATAGTTTTTGACCAGAATCTTGAGCCTTTTGAATGTAAGCGATATTCGGAGCATCCAATGCTTTTTGGCGAGTAGAATCAATGTCGTTTGTTTTTGGAGGAATTACCGTAGGTGGCGATGTAAGCTCACCATTGACAAATCGTCCAACATAATCCCCATCAGGTAATCCCATGGATCTTTTTTGCTCTGCTGTTAATGTTTTTACCTCAACGTTTTTTTCATCAACAGGAACCGCATACGAAGGAACTGCTTGAGTCCGTGCGCTTGCACCGCTGCCAACAGGAACAGGATTAATTGGTGGAGGGTTAAAGCCATCGTTACTAACGCTAGGAAGAACAGATGCTATTTGCTCACCTACACCAGTATTAAGAGGTGGAAGCTGGCTCGTGTCATCAGTGTAAAGCACCTCATCAGGCAATGGCAAAGCATTGTTAATTGCAGCAGCTTGTGCGTTCATGCCTCCTTGAGAGCCGCCGCCCATGTTTAGAGCGGAATCAATAGACGATGCCGCAACATTGGGTTGCCCCACAAGCGTTCCATCAGGTCTCATCATTGCTCCCGTTTGCTTGTTAAAAATCACGGGAACCTTGTAACGCTTTCCATCAATGACCTCTTCGATCTCGCTCATCTGCAAATCAGGAGCCGATACGCCACCACCACCGCCAGCATACATTTTTTCACGCTGTAACGCCATTTCGGCTCTGTTGCGCATCTCGCTAACACCCATATTAATCATCCCAGCAATCGTTTCAGCTTCCGCAGCACGTTCGCTTAGAGGAATGTCGTCATCACGCAATCTGTTTTGCACATCGCCAAAAGTAGGAGCAAGGTCAGGAAACAGCTTCAAAGCAGCATCAATCTGTGTGCTGGCTTGCTTGACCGCCTTCTTCTTCTCGTTCTGTTGCTTGAAATAATCGCCAGTCGCTTGCCCTATGCTTTCTCCAAGATTCGCCATCCCCTGCGCTTGCATTTGAGCAGCTCGCGCAAATCCGCTGTAATCCTGCTTGAACGATTCAGGATTGATGCCTGACCCAAGTGTTTGTCCTCTTCCGTAAGGTGCCATATTATTTGATTAGATCGTAGTAAACAGCTTTGTAGCCATCAATTTCAGTAACTGCTTCAGGAAATACTTCTTCGACTTCCTGCGCCATGACTCCCATGTGAGTTTTGTTCTCGCCTTTGTATTTGTAGGTGTAGACCGAAAGACCAGAATCCGTCTTGCCGACTTTCTTAATGTCGGTTTTGAGGCGGCGATCAGATGCCTTAGCAGTTCCTGCTGCACCTGCAAAACTGCCAATCATTTGCATCATTGCCGCATTGTGAGCAGCTTTGTTTTGAGCGGTAGCGGATGCTGCTTGCAACTGATTCGATCGTTGTGCTGCACCAAGGTTTAACCCTACTGCAGGGTCAAACAATTGTGGAGTTCCCGCGCCAATTGCGCCAAGTCCAGACTGAACAAAGTTTTGCCCTTGCTGGAAAGACAGTGGAGCGGAACTTAGCAACTGTAAGCCTGGTTGTGTATAGAATCCTTGAGCGGCATTGAACACATTCTGTTGCGCTTGCATTGCTTCCGCACGTTTCCGCGCCATCAAATCTTCACGCCCCATTACTTCCGAAGCAATTGCAGCGTTTCCACCAAGCCTACCAGCAGCAGCAGCAGCTTCACGGGCAGTTTGTTGATATGCTCTGCGCTCTTCAGGACTCACCATCTGAGAAGATGCCAGTGCGCGGCTTGCTTCATTGCTGAAATTCTGCATTACGCCAGCTTGCTCAGGCGATAACGCTTGCAAAAGACCACGCGCGAGACCAGTTTGCCCAGTCATTTGCTGCAATTCTGCTTCACGCGCTTGACCCAATCCCATGCCAGCTTCTTGAGCTGCGGTGCGACTTAGACCAAATAGACCTTGTTGCCCTTGTGTGCCGCTAAGGAATGACTGGATGTCGTTCAGGTTTAGCCCTTGGAATTGTGGACGAAACTGTTGCTCCTGCTGAAGCATTTGCGGCAAGGAAGCCGACATGCCAGAGACATAGCTCTGAATGTCTTTGGCGATATCCATTTTAGGTGCCTTCACTTTTGGAGGTGATTTAAAAATTGATGTAATAGCTCCCATATTATTTGAGTTTTGAGTAGAATTTTTTCATATTTAGCAAGCGAACCCTGCTCGATCCTTTGAGTTCTCTCCGAAACGCAACGTATGCGTATTGGTCTTTAAGCAATGACAACGAATCCCGCATGTTTCCGCAACACATTGTAGCGTAGAGAGTGTCGGCTTCTTCATTAACGACAGCCATTTCAGGTTCATTACTGCAAGAAGGAAAGAACAAAGCAAACACCGTTGGTGTAGAAACGACGATTCCGTAGCACAAGTGCCAACCGATAACGGACTGGAGGTCGATGTTGTGTTCTTCATAGAGTTCAATTACTTTGTGGAGGTAAGGATTCATCCAACAACGGAAAAACTATTGAAAACACAATCAACTGCCGTCCCACCTCCACTAATTGTCAATACTCTTGCGCATTGGGCGTTGTATGCAGCACCAGATAGAATGTCATTTCCACTAGCAGCAGTAAAGGGAAAGCCTTCATTACAGCTTCCAAAGACTGCAAAGTTGGAGTCGGGCATAGCGACTGAAAAATTGGCTATGTAAAATCCATCATCCTGAAAAGCAGAGGACGTTGGCGGGATTACAGGGTTTTCTGGGGAAGCAGAAATACAAGAAATGTTGCCACTTGCACGAATTGTTTTTCTTTTTAAAGTAACAGTTCCAGTTCCAGTAGCAGATGCGGCACTTGTAACGGTAAATACATTTGCGTCAGTCACACTTGCTACAACATAAAGACCGTCAGGAGCAACCGTTCCCGTTCCTGCTGTGAAGTCAATAAAGATCAAGTTTCCCACAATTAATCCATGCCCAGTAACTGTCACGGTGACAGTCGTGCCAGAGCGAGAAAACGTTCCAGCGACATCAGTATTGCTTTGAGCATTGAAATTAGCCCATGCTCTTACTCCAAAAATCGGAGCAGTTCCCGTTTGCGCCCCACTAAGTTTTGCCGCTGTAACATTTGCATCCGCAATCTTGGGAGTTGTTACGTTTGCATCAACTAGATTGGCTGTTGCAATAGTAATCGCAGTAGGCAAAGCACCTGTTGCCAGCTTGGACAATGAGATTGCAGCAGTCCCACTGATCTCCACGTCTGTAATAGTTCCATCCGTAATTGCGCTTGCAGTAACGGAGTTTGCTCCCATCTCGTTTGACGTGATTCCTCCGCTACGAATCCGCAACTTGCCAGAGCTAATCTCCAATGTCGTGCCAATAATGGCATCAGAAGTCATCACTGTCTCGTCGATGATGTTATTCATCTTCGTGCTAGTGATGGTATCGGTCGGGGTAAAGGTGTATGTGGTGTCAACGGCTCCCATGGCGTTATTTCTGAGAAATGATTTGTCTATTGGTAATGCTACCTGTGACTTTAACTGAGTTCACCCTAGGGGAACCGATTGTTCTTGTCAAGATCATAGTGCCTGTGAAGCCTCGCACGCCACCAAGCCGGCAACGGATGCTGGCAGTCTCGGATTCGTTGCTGCCGCTAGGAGAAAGAACCTCACCACCAAGGAATTGCGTAGTCGTGCCAATCTCTTCGGCGGCATCAGGGTCTTCCGCAGCAAATTGGAGGTTGTATTCCGCTTGTTGCCCTTGCAATGCTTGGATGTTCACTTGAACATCTGTGAACCGCTTACGATCAAGGTTGTTAAAGCTGTATCCACGGGTGGTAAGCTTGGCATTTATCGGCACGGTCACCAAAGAACTGCCTACGTTGGACACGTTGAAACGATCGTTTGACGTTTCATCTGCTTCCAACTGGTGCAATCCACCATTTGAGGTCACGGCATAGATGTTATTCCGATCCGCTGCGCTACCAACGATGAAGTCCTCGATCAAAAAGCGGCTATCGCCAAAGGTATCAAGCGACTCCCATGCTTTATTCAGGAAGTTGAACACCAAAATTGCGTTATTTCCACGCGCATCACCAGCACCCACTACAGAATCAAGAGGAACAGCTAGGTAATAGCGGTTTTCATACAGCGTAGCCACCGCGCCACCAGCCAAATCACGATTGATTCGGTCAATGTATGGCTGGATGTTCTTGGAAATAGGCTCATCTGCGCCCCGAAGGTTGTATTGCTCGATGAACTCCACCGCATAAACGCCATCGTCGGACAAAAAGAACATCGCGTTCCCTTTCATCACCACAGTTTTCCGAGCTAAGCACCCGACTTCCGATGTAAGCTCTTTCACCACGGTATCGCTTAGACCTCCCTGCGTTCCTGCCACAAGGTGCAAGCTGTTACGATTCAGAACAATCAACGAATCATCATAGAATCCGTGCATCGCCACTACATGATCCGCAGTTCCACCAGAGATTCGGAACTGATTGGCAATCTGGTCGAACGTGGTCGTATCCAAAATGTCCGATGCAGCAATCTCGTCAGTGATTCCACGGCTCGTGAACGTCACCGCATTGTAAGCACCGCTTTGATCGTAGTAGAACGGCACCCACAATCTGCGTTGAAAGTAAACACCCCATGGCGCACCAGGCTGGTGCATGAATCCAGCACCCACGCTAAACTGCCCACCCACCTCGATTGACACGGAGCTAGATCCGCTGCTCACATTAGGCACAGGCGCGTAGAATTGCAACAAGGTCGTTGTCGCATTTGTCAGAACAAACTCTTTCCCAACAAGCGAAGAAAACTCAGGGATGCTGCACTCATAGACCACAACAACATCACCAGCATTTAGCGTGACGTTGCCAGAAACGGTCATGGAAACAAGTCCCCCAGTGGATGTTATGTTGCTGCCATTTGCGTTGAAAGTTTGGGGCTGAACATAAGTTCCACCAGGGGACAAAGTAAATCCGTCGGTCATTGTCGCATTTGCAACGCCGTAGGCAATCGTCTGGCTAGGAGACGCAACGAAGGTAAATGTATCTTGGTCAACCACGCTTGCCACCACATACGTCCCGTTCGGAGCAGACGTGCCAGTCAATCCAGCAATCGTCACAGAAGCACCTGCCAGCAATCCATGCTTGACCACGCGCATCGTCACAGTCGTAGATCCACTCTTAGAAGCCGCCAACACAGGGCGACCATTCGGATACCATTCAAACGCTTGTTTGCCATCACGGAAAAGCATGACCTTGTCAAAGACTTGGATCATGTCGGTCTTCGCTCCAAGTGATTGCCCAGTAGGATAAGGAATGTCCGTAGCCACGAATGTCTCCAAATCCACCTTCTTCGCCACGGAATCAAGCGCAATAATCACATACTCTTTGTCATTGGTATTTGGATCACTGAACAAGCATGACGCACGGACGTTGGCATTAGCGGCATCGTTAATCGGCATTTGCTGCAATGTCCCGACACCATCGACAATCGAAGTAACGCCAGCCACAGAATACTCTAAGGTATTAGCATCAACACGGGTCAGCAAGTAATCCCCGCTCACCGCAGCATCCAGACCAGAAATCCGTGCCCACCCTTGTGAACCAGCACCAAATCCATGACCAGTAACGGTAATCCGAACAGTGCCAGCAACAGGAACAGTCGCCGCAGAAATTGTCTTCGGAGTATCAATCAAATAGAACGGCAATGCCAAAGGAGAACTACCAGTAGTAAACGCGCTTGTCTTTTCAACAATACCACGCCGAGGTTTCCAGAACCCCTCAATCCTACCATTCAACGACTCACGCACCTCACCAGCTTGCAACTGATTCAGCTGTAGTCGCTGATTCACGCCGATAAACCCAACATCCCCATCAGAGGATTGGGCATCGTCCATCGCACTGCCACTCTGTGCAAATTGACTCATCAGATGTTATACGCAATCACAACGCCGCTAGTAACCGTAATCGACTCAAATCGACCACCAAGACCCACACCAGCAGGAATAGTAACCGTTTGCAGCGCACTCGCATTAGCAACATTGGACGACGACAAGGCACTAAATACCGTGTCGGTCACAACTTGAATCCAACGAAAAGTGCCAGTCACCGCGCCACTAGCAGAGGTGATAACGCGACCCCCGCCTTGTCCTTGCAGGTCATATGAATATGGGTTAGCCATACGCAAGTTGTAGCAGATTGTGGGGGGATGTCAAGTAGTTTCCCCTTTGGCTATTTTTTTGTTGGGCGGGGAATCCAATAGTAATTTCGCCCCATCCGCGCGCGCGACCCCCTCCCCCCTGCTCACCCGAACACTACTCGCATGAACACACCCAGTCCGCGCCGATGGAACGCTTGCATGAAACAATCGTTTGCTTGGCGATGCTGTGCCGGTGCCGGTCATGTCATCCTAGAGTCGGTGCCGGTCATGTGGCGATGATCGAGCTTGGCGATGCCCTGGCATGTCGTGCTGTGCGCACTTTGTTAACAACGTGTGTTTTAAATCCGCATGAGCGAAAAACGCGGGAGAGCTGTAACCCGCATAAAGTGAGACAAATCAAATTTTTTGCTTGACATGTTTTGGCGTGTCTGTATAATGTACATATAAGCGAAGCGGTCGTCAACTACGCTTAGTGATCGCTGATGAATTGCGATTGTTGGTGTTATTTTTTAGAGAGAGTGAATGGATATTCTTCTGCCTTGCTTCTCTTTCTTGCTTGCTTGCTTATTTACATCCTTGCTTGCTTAGCTTGCTTGCTTTGATTCATTCATAACTCACTGACTGACTCAATCAAAATAAATAAATGCCTTTCAGCGTGTATTGTTGATTGCTTGCTTTGGTCTTGTGCGTTCGTACTTAGTAATCGTCCGCTTCGCTTTGTACACTGACCGATGATCGTGCATTGCTTGCTTGGCGATTGATTTGATACTATGCTCCTAGTAATTCATGATACTATGCTCCTAGTAATTGCTTTTGCTCCCGTTCAGCCGTAAATTTTCCATCTCGCGAGCGTTTCCCATGGCTCTCAATCCCTTGTAGAATAAGAGAAAATACGATTTATTGAAAATAAATGAAAATAATTTTGACATTTTCTGATGGTCTGGCATTTTTCTTGCATCGCCTAGCGCGAAACCAATAACCAAATCAGCAAAATGAAAAACACTAATTACTATGCACGCCGCGCAATTAGACTCGCAAAGCTCCCTCGCTCTAAAAACGTCATGAGATTGATGACTGCAAACCATATCGCAATGGGAGAGGCGAGAAGAGCAGAAATTGCGCTAGCCATGTCTTGCAATAACTAAACCACCAACCACCCAAACCAATGACCAAAACCGAATTCATCAGCCTCTGCGCCATGCTCTACGTTTCACCCTCGCTTGCCCTCGAAAATGACCGTGTCCTCACGGCATTGCGTGAGCAAGTGAGCGTGGATGAAATGGAAGTAATCCTTTCCGAAGAGTTCTAAGCCGCCAGCAAACCACTAACCAGAACACAGCATGAAAAAAGAAATCAAATTACACATCGCATCTAATTTCGTTGCATCCAATGGCGCGCGCATGGTATGCATCCAAGTCCTAAACAGCGCAGGCGAAGCGGTTGCAGAGCTAAATTACGAGGGCGTTGCGCTAGTTTACGATTGTTGCGGTCCAAGCATATTCCCACAGCGCAAGTGCTATGTGACCAAAGCTAACGCTCTAATTGCATCGCTCCAAACCGCCACTGACGAGTCCCTAGGCTAAGGGACGAAACCCTTCGGGGTCTGGCATTGCCAATCAACCAAACCACAAAAGAAAATGACAACTACAGCAACCAAAAACGTAATCGAAATCATCAAAAACAGCCCCGCAAAATCCGCATGGAAAAAAGGCGTGAAAGAATACGCTCTTGAGCTATTGGAGGAGTTAGAGGGCGATTACACCGCCGCAAAGCTCTTGAACGGCGCGGAGAGCTGGAGAGCTTACTCCTGCGGGGGGTGCTCGCTCATCTATGACGCAGACATAGCAGAGCGGCTTTGCAGTCCATCGGAGCTTAAACGCACCAAGGGCGGCGAACGTCAACCAAACAGCTCTGAGACATGGCTTGATGCTCAAGCTCGTGCTTTGTCTCAAGCGGCAAGGATGATCGCCAAGGCGTTTGTCAGCTTACCAGATGTCGCAAGCGACCGCCCAGGAGATCACGCCGCAGAACTCGCTGAGGAGTGGGGATGCAGTTACTCTGACGCGCTAGTTTATTGCAATTGCGATTGATTTGATCGCCCGTTGCTCTCTCTTATAGGGAGAGCATAGGGCGGTGAAAACAGCCGCAAACCACAAACCACAAACCAAATGAAAGATAAAATACTTGTAACACTAGCCCTTATCGTCGGAATCGGAGGCATGTCCATCATCGGAGACATGCCCATAGCGGCACCATACGAACCCACAGACAACCCAGCGCAACGCGTGGGGGAGTTCATCAGGGGCGAACGTCAAACGATCGAAGAAGCGGACTTGAACAGCCCGAACGTGCCAGCGTATCTACGCAACGCCGCTCTTGAAATGCTCAACTAACCACAACCACCATGAAAAACAAAAGATCACACGACCCAACGAAAAAAGACTTTAATTGGTTCCTGTTCTTAGCTCAACCAGTAGATGACATCAGCTTGAAAGCATTAACTGAAGCAGAGAAGCTAGCTTCCAACTGGGTGACTTGCGCTTGTGGTCAATTATGTAAAGCATTGCCACGAGGCACTCATAATTCCACGGACGAACCAAAAGACCCAGAGCTATCTAAACTTGGATACAAGTTCTACAACGCGATTGAAGCGGCTAAATACTGCAAAAAGACAGGAAGCTCAAGCATCCTGCGTTTGCGCCTAGATAACGCGAAAGAAATCCTCATCCAAATCGAACAACGAACCAACGAATTGATGCAAAACCTATGAAAGCAAACTACCACAACACACAATACAATTATTCCCAGGGCGCAGACCAGCCGATTGTCGGCGTTATTGCCCTAGTCATGATTTTCGCGCTAGGCATGACCTTTGGTTTCATGATTAGCATTTTATTTTTCACCCTCGCATTTTGATGAAAGACCAGTTACTAAAACAAATCGACGAAAAGCTAGCCATCCTGCGCGAAAGCTGGATGGATGCCAAGCCAGAGCGCAAAGCATACTGGATGGAGAAGATCAACGAATTACTCGACCAACGCCTAACCATATCAAAACAATGAGCCTTTACGAACACGCAGAAGAACCTATGCCACCGAAACCAGAATACGACCCAGCAATGGATCGCCCAGAGCCAGAGCCGAGCAAGCGCAAGCCGATGCCGTTTGTTACTCATCGCCCATCACACGGGGGGAGAATTTACCGCACGGAAACCCGCACCATCATTACGTCGCGCCACCCGTTCAGATTTGCAATGATGCTTCAGCGATTCACAAACGAGCCATATCTGACCGTTGATCGCAAAGACGTAGCCAAGCTCATCCGTTACTGGAGAAAGGAGGCAGGATGTTAGTTGACAACGCGCAAGCCCTCATCCGAGCCGCCGCCGAGGTGCTGAAGGTAGACCCTGAGGACATCACAGGCAAACGCCGCAAGCAAGCAGAGGTGCTGGCAAGGCAGATGGTCATGGCTATCTGGAGCGACTCGCACAGCCTCCAGGACTCAAGCGAGGTAGTCGGGCGAAGCAACCACACAGTTGCACACTATGCGCGGAGGGTGATTTATGACAAATTGCAGTATTGCCAGGCAACCAAGGAACGGATGCGCAAGATCCTCAAGCGATACGCAGAAATTACAAACGAATCAGCACAATGAAAAAATTAACACTAACCAGAACCGAGGCAGATTGGTTGATCGACCTGCTTGAAGATTGCGACATCAGCACCACAGGCGAGTGGCCACATCAAATGGCGCGGGACATTCGCCAATTGTTCGGGCTAGTTCAACAGAGCGAAGCTGAAAAAATGATATTGGAAAAATATTCAGAAATTATTCTTGCCGAGGAGCAGGAAAAAGCATAAAAAAATTTTGGTGAGGCGTGAAACCACCGCAAATCATCCAAACACAGAAAGAAATATGAAACATAAAAGAAGCATGAAACACAAACACGCAGAATTGATGGCGCAGTATGCGCAAGACGCAATGGAAACCGACAAGCCGTGGGAGCGGTGGGAATGGTTTTCCGCGCTAAGCAGTAAATGGAAGCAGTTGGAAATGAGTCCAACATGGATTTCTCTTACCGAATACCGCCGCAAACCCCGCACAATCAACATCAACGGTTTCGAGGTGCCTGAGCCTGTGCGAGAGCCTTTGCAGGATTATCAAAAGTATTATGATGTATCCATCGGCTCCATGGAGAGTGTTGTTGAATACTCATGGGATGGCGGGCCTATGGATTTCGACACTCTTAATAAAGGACTCATCCACCTCACCAAAGAAGCCGCAATGCTCCACGCAAAAGCACTCCTCTCATTCACCCAAAAATAACATATGAACCTAGAACACAGCACACCAGAGCTTTTCACCGCCCTAGCCAAGATGCAAGGCGAAGTGGAAAACGCAACGAAGGGGAGCGTTAATCCCCATTTCAAATCCCGATACGCAGACCTTGCGGAAGTCCTCAACACCGTTCGCCCAGTATTAGCGGCAAACGGATTGTCCGTGGTGCAATCGCCCTCATTCGACGGCACAGTGGCACACGTTACGACGACCATTGCCCACAGCGGCGGCGGTTACATCTACGGAACGATGTCGTGTGTTCCTGCTAAACAGGACGGGCAAGGCATCGGAGCGGCAACAACCTACCTGAGACGTTACAGCCTCGCGGCAGTTTGTGGCATCGCCCAGGAGGATGACGATGGGAACACGGCGGCGCATAACAAGCCAGCTATCGTTCACCCGCTTATCACCAGCGCAGAAGTGACTCGCATCAAGGAAGCAATCGAAACCCTCGCGATTGACCAAGAAGCATTTCTGAAACACTACGGGGTCAAGAGCATTGGGCAGTTGACGACCGATAAAATCCCAGCAATTGACCGAGCATTTGCAGCGAAGTCGAAAGTTGCGCCACAAAATCAAACGAACGCTTGAATATGAAAAACGCAACAATCGAATACAATCTTGGCAAGGCGTATTACATGCGCTCTGCCAATCCCCGCAACCTCTCCGCGCCTGTGTCGAAATCCCTCTTATGGGAGTTCAACCAATCGCCCTACAAGTGGCGGCACGGAGTGGAGAAGGAGACGACGAAGGCGATGGAGCTTGGAACGCTCATTCACGCCGCTATTCTTGAGCCAAATTTGCCCCTAGACGAGATTGCAGCGGTGTCACCCTACTCTGACTTCCGAACGAAGGCAGCGCAGGAATGGCGCGACGATGCACGGGCTATGGGCAAGATGATTGCGACCGATGCTGACATTCGCGCAGCGTCAGGATGCGAGGCAGTCTTTTCCGAGGACTACGCGCAACGGTTCGCAGGTGGCTACAAGTCCGAGGTTGCGGTTTTTGCCACGATCGGAGCGACCGAGATCAAGGGAATGATTGACCTCGTTCCTGACAATCTTGATTTGCTTGTTGACCTGAAGACCACGGCGAAAATCGGGAGTCTTCGGAGCATCACAAATACAATCGTTGATCGTGGCTACCACTGGCAAGCAGCATTGTATCTCGACCTCTGGAACGCAGCCAGCGGCGAGAAGCGCACACGTTTTGTCATTTGCTTCATCGAGGTGGAGGCACCGCATGAGACGGCATGGGTGGAGATTTCCCCTGAGCTTATCATCGAGGGGCGCATCGGTTACATGAACGCGCTCGCTAAATGGCAAGCATGTTGCGCGACTGATTACTGGCCGCGCCAGCATGAGGGAATCACGACAATCGAAAAACCAGCTTATCTGTAAAACCATGGGGGATGCGCATCCTACACGCATAATTTAACCAATATGAAAAAGAAATACGATGCAGTTGCTACCGTGGGCAAATACACGGCAAAGGACGGAACAGAAAAGAAACGCTATCTCACGATTGGCGCAGTCTTTGAAGGCGAAGGCGGCAAGCTATCCCTGAAGCTCGACGGGGTGCCAGTGTCCCCAGATTGGAGTGGGTGGATCTCGTTCTACGAGCCGAAGCCCTACGGTGGGGCATTAGCACCAGAAGAAGAACCTCCTTTCTAATATGGGACTATTCGATGACACACCTCTGGAAATCGGCACCCAATACTGGAACAAAACCATCAAGGGATGGGATGCCGAGGCGCAGAAGTATCTCGTCGCGCTGGACGAAAACAAAGAACTCTGGCTATCCAGAGAAAAGGTGGAACGAGATCACGGCAGCAGCTTGCTGGAAGGGGTGGAGTTCCGCGAATCGAAACCAGGAAACAGCTACAACACCCGCTATTTCCGAGTAAGAACAGACTGAGTTGCGACAGTAAACAATCCTCAAGCCCTGAGAATCGCAACAGGGCGCACTTTCCAACATGAAACAACCACCGACATACACAATTAAAGAAGCGGAAGCCAAAGGCTTTCAATCCATCACAATCCCTTACGCTAACGGCAGCCCAACCGACCAGAAGTTTCTCGCAAACGTGCTGAGAGACATGCAGGGAGTTGCTCATTGCCTGATCGAGACGGGCAGGGGAGTGGAAGTGGGGAGACTCAAATCAGAACTGTTATGAACCTGTTCCCCGACCTGCCAGAAGACGAATCGCCACGGCTCAAATGGATGAAGGAGCGCAACATTAAAACGCTTATGAAGAAAGACGATCAATGGGTCGCATACAAAAGCGGAACGCAGCATAACTTTACCCACGAAAACGAGATCGACGCAGTTGTCGGACTTGCAAAGAAACTCAAAATCAAACTTTGGAAAGAATGACAATCATCGGACTCGACCCAGGCACAAACGGAGGCATCGCATGGATCACAGACGGGAAACCATGCGCCGAGAAAATTCCTGATACCCTGCAAGACTTGTGGGAGTTGATCGTCTCCATCAGTCTGAACGCTGGAGGCGGCGGCACGGGGATTCACGCATATCTTGAGCAGGTTTATTCCTCCCCGCAGCAGGGCGTGAAGTCAGCGTTCACATTCGGCAACGGATTCGGGCATCTCGAAATGGCACTCACCGCAGCGGGGATTCCATTCACCAGAGTTCGCCCACAAATTTGGCAAAAAGAGCTTGGATGTTTGACGAAAGGTGATAAGAACATTACCAAGCAACGCGCACAAGAGCTTTTCCCTAGCATCAAAGTGACTCACGCGATAGCTGACGCTTTGCTGATAGCGAAATACGGAACACAACAATAACCACAATGAAAACAGCACAGAAAGAAGAATACTGGGTCATCGACACAGGCGAAGAAGGACAAAGCCGAGGCACTCACACTGTCTATGGTCCATATCCAACCCAAAAAACGGCAGAGGATCGCATCAAGCGAGATCACAAGCAACTGTGGGAAGATTCCTGCACATGCTTGAAGAACGGAAACGATACTGATTGGTGCAAGCCTCTCATCATCGCGAAAGCCGTTCGGACGGTGAAACTTGAAATCACCGCGAATGTTAAACTAATCGACGCAACAGAATAACCAGAACACAATGAGCACAGACAGCCTACAACTAGACGAAGAAGCCTACGGAATCCCAAACGGATGGATTGCCAGCATGAACCGAGCTTGCGACAAGTTCTGCCAAGAGCGCATCGAAGGATGGAAGCCATTCCATGAGCATCAAGCAGAGAAGCAGAGACTATCGAGAGAAAGGAAGGCGAAGAAAGCGGCGAAGAAGAAATGAAGACTTACAAATTCAGAAACGGGATAGAAATAGTTCCACGCAACCAACCTTGCGGCGCATTTTATGCCATGGGAGAAACGCATATCGAAGAGGAAAAAGTTTTCGACGTGCTAAAAAACGGCAAGCTCATGGCTACCACCTCAACGTGGGATCAAGCAAAAGGCATGGTCTTTGATATTTTGTTGAATATCTCAAACCGAGACGAAATCTGACATTACGACATGAACAAGATTGACTTCCTCCTGCACGTTGGCAAGACATTACGCGATCATGATGTGAACTTCCGCGACCTGCGAATCATCCTATGCGTTGCAAAAATCAGCATGAAACGTCAATGCGAATCCGCTGAAGTAATGAACATAACTGGTGAAATCAATGCACGGAACTCGATGCACAGACTGAAAGCAGCAGGGTATCTGCAAGCCGATGAATGTCGCGCGGAGTTTACGAACACCAAGCGATTCACCAACTGGAAAATCTCCCCGAAAAGCGAAAAATTGATTACTAACCTACTGAACCAAAAATGAAAACACTACTACTACTAGACATAATTGTCCTAATCGGCATATTCGCCACCTCTTTGGTGCTGTCTATCGCCATCTGCAAGCTCCTGAAATTGTGCCGAAATGCCGATACCGAGGAGAAAACTATGGAATCCAAACTGGAAGGAGGTGAGGCGTGAGCAGCTATCACGAAATCTGCCCAAAATGCGAGGATGAAACAATCACGCATGGATGGAGTCCGTCAACGTGTCCGTTTTGCAAAATCAATCAACTCGAACGCGAACTTGCCGAGGCGCGAATGACGATTGACGATGTTTGCCGTGTGATTGCTAAAGAACACGAAGGTCCTAGACTTGCCGCCATGAGAATTGTTGATGAGCTTGCCGAGGTGCGGAATCAACGCGACACGCTGGCAGATGCAGCGAATAAATACACAATCGAACACGCCAAGCGTGGAGCGGTATCAACCAAAACTATTGAGCAGCTTGAACAAGCCATAGCTGTCGTGAAAGGAGGTGACAAATGAGCAAGATTGACGATGGGGGATATGCTTTCCCCAGAGCAGCGACCGAAACAAACAACCCCAATATGTTCTTCGAGCCTCAAGAAGGCATGACCCTGCGCGATTACTTTGCGGCGGCGGCGATGCAAAGCCTTGCGCCAAACGTTTTTGCTGACGCGCAAAAATACGGGCGAGACCCCCAAAAGGCACTTATCCAGCTTGTTGACGGGTCTTTCGCCATCGCCGACGCAATGCTCGCAGCCAGAAAGGAGGGCGCATGACTGAAGCCCAGCGCATCACGCTATTCATGGAAAGCCTCGCTAATCTTTGCGAGGAATACGGTGTCACCATCCACACGGAGTCCATGCAAGGATGGAGTCCTACGCTGGTAGATGACGCAGAATACCATGCCGTTCTTCCGACAGGGGCAACGCCTGAGGATATCCGCAAAGCAGTAATCTTACCCAGCGAGTGCTGGTAACTAATACAGCAATGAAAACAGAACAATGGGTATTATTCCGCTACACGGATGAGAACGGCAATGTAATCTGCGAAAAGTGGGCTAACGCAGCAGAATTACTTACTGGCAATGACTACTTCGACAAGAAGGCTTTGGAGGACCTGGAAAGCATACTTCGCCCGAAAATCTCCTGCGAGGTGGTAAAATGCCAAACAGAAAGACCAACAAACTAATACAGCAATGAACAAACAGCCAAGCACAACAAAGAAAATCAAATCATGGCTCCTCGCGGGGCGCAAGATCACCCCTCTGCAAGCCCTCGAAAAGTGGGGATGCATGAGGCTATCGGCACGGATTCTGGAGCTTCGCAACGAAGGACTCGACATCCGCACAACACCAATCACCCGCAACGGGAAAACATTCGCGCAGTATCACTATGAGAGCAAATGACAAAGGATTCAGCATGATCGTCGGACGCAAGCGCAAGAAGCCATGGGAGCAGAAAGCGGTCGTGGTCTTACGCCTAGAGCAAGAGACATACCAGCGCATCCGACGACTTGCCAGCAAGAGACGATGCAGCATCAGTCAGGCAACAGAGCTACTCATACGAACACTAGAGTCGGAGAAGATCGAACCGACGATGCCAGTGGACTACTCCCACCTATTAAACAAACGCAACAGCTACTCAGTAACACAGATACTAAACACACCATGACAAACTTATTTACACCACCACCTGAAACAAAATACACTGTTCTGAATTTAGGAGCAGGAGTGCAATCATCATGCCTTGCGCTGATGGCTGCAAAAGGCGAGATCACACCAATGCCAGACTTTGCGGTATTTGCTGATACTCAAGCAGAGCCTCAAAGCGTTTACAAGTGGCTTGATTGGCTAGAAGAGCAGCTTCCATTCCCAGTTTATCGGGTCACTAAAGGAGATCTGACTAAGGATTCCCTGCAAATTCGCACGATTAAAAAAGATTGCAAAAATCACAAGCAGGGGATGTTATACGTTCGCAAAATCATACCTTTGTTTGGGCGATTGAAAAACGGAGAGGTTGTCGCTGCTATCGGCAGAAGCTGCACCGTGGACTACAAAATTAAAGCTATTGAGGCTAAAATCAAAAGCATCTGCAAGATTAAAAGGGGGCAAAGAGACTGCACGGTAACCCAATGGATTGGAATATCATGGGATGAATTGCAAAGAATGAAAGAATCGCGCCAACCGTGGTCACAATTACGACATCCACTCATTGAAAAACGCATGACGCGCCAGCAATGTTTGCAATGGATGAGGGGCAATGAATATCCAGAACCACCAAGGTCGGCTTGTGTTTATTGCCCATTTCACAGCAATGATGAATGGCGAAGATTGCGCGATGATGAGCCACAAGAATTTCAGAGAGCTATTGATTTTGACTTGGCAATTAGAGAGCAATTCAAGAAAGATCCAGTTCACAAAATGGATGTGTTTCTGCATCGCTCCTGCAAGCCACTCTCAGAAATAGACTTTGACAGCGATGAGCAAAAAGGGCAGATGACTTGGGATTTCAAAGCGGAATGCGATGGGATGTGCGGCGTCTAAACAAAAACTATAAAACAAAAATAAATTACACAGCATTATACACCATGAACCCACTACGAGAATACACCAGACACGGAATAACGCGCAGAATAACTCACAGAAGAAACAATGTCGCCATTGCTTCTGGCAAGCATGATTTTGAAGTAATCATCATTCAATCTCATCAAGGGCGAATTATCGCGGGAAACGAGATACCACCTTCGGAATATCCACCAAGCTCTGAGCAATGGGGGTGCAAAGGTTGGACATACAGGACACTTGACGAGGCAATCGAAAAATACAAACAGCTATGAACCCACTAAGAGGATTTCCAAAACGATACGAAAACGCGCCACCTGCCAGCGGCGATGGATGGCTTGCCAACTACGCCAAAGCCTTAGCCACCACCGATGCTGGAGGAATCACCATTCTCTATGGCGGTTACGGCACAGGCAAGACAAGGATGGCATGGGAGGTTGCCCGTGCGCATAAATCCAGAAACCCACAGATTGCCACGGCAGAGCAGGGATGGTCAACTAGCTACCGCAAACGACCGTTCATCTACACTACCGCCGTCAATCTGTTCTCGACGATTAAGTCCACTTACACAGCGGGGACAAAGAAGTCCGAGAAGGAAGTGGTATCCGACTACACAGAAGCAGCTTTGCTTGTCATCGACGAGGTGCAGGAGCGAGGGGAGACGCAATACGAAGACCGTCAACTTACGTCCATCATCGACGCAAGATATGCCGCCGACATGCCGACAATCCTCATCACCAACTACTCATGGGAGAAGTTAGCGTCAACACTGTCCCCAGCGGTGCTTGACAGGGTGGAGGAGAACGGTGCAAAACTAGCATTTAACTGGGACTCATTCAGAAGAAAATCATGAAACTACAAACATTCCAAGTCGACACAAAAGAAACCTATGTCCAAGGCAACGGCATAAGCGTGACCGTCTATCAGTGGGGCAATCTTGAGGGATGCTCCTTCATGATCCACCAAGACGGGAAGGCCATGCCGCTGCGCTGCGCTGCTTCCCTGCGATGGGAGGAACTTGACACTTTACTTGTTGCGCTTACGGCAGCAAGATCATCGTAACAAAAAACCAATATGAGAGCAAAACACTACGTCATACTTAGCAATTGCATCGAAGAAGGATGCCGATACGGAGTCTCCCGTGCGCACAAGCACACAGAAGACCCATCATACGAACAAATCGAGGCGGCGGTTTACACCGCGATCATGGAGCGTATCCATGAGGTCTATGATTTCCACGACGAGGAGAAAATCCCTGACGAGATTTAACTACCTGGGGCGAGGCACTTGTAAATCTTAGTGCTTCGCCCATCCTTCAGCACTCGACGACTGACGATCACGCCTTCTTCTTCCAGCCTGTTGAGTCGCCCACGGGCTGCGCTTGCGGAAACCTTTAGCCGCTTAGCAAACATGTTCGAATCGAACTCATCAGGAGACATGGGTTCGTAAAGGTATCTGCTCACGATTGCTTCCATGCCTGTTACTTTTGGGATGCTCTTTGCCATTATGGTATGTATTTGCGTTGGTGAAATAGAGGCAAGTCGCCTTTATCGGTCGTTCTTGCGTCCAGAATGATGCAGGATGGCTCCGTGATAGCGTCTGGCACCACCTTGTAGCCATGGCGTGTAAGCCCCTGCCACGCGCCAGTTATGAGCGATGCTTGGTTGCCGTCCGACCAAATGCCGTGACGGTGCCGATGCGCTCGACAGATGACCGATGGGACACGCTTGCCGACCCGTGCGCGGGAATGAGTGATCACACCCAGGGCGATGCTATGCGCACTAGCTTCCAGATAAGGGCGGGACGTTGCAGAGATATGGTGCGCGAAGTTGACCAGCGTTCCGTTAATCTCGATGTCCAAAGTGTCCCATGCGTTTTGTCCGTTCTCAGGGTTCTTTGATGCGCCGAGGACTTTGCCGATGCGGATTTCGTCATTGCGAGTGTGGCACTCAGTTCCCTTGATTATGTGGACACCTGCCGCTTTCTTCGTCACAGGATCGAGGACTTGGATCACGGCGGTGGATTGGTCGCCAATGTCGGGAC